CTTTTACTACAGCACTACGATTCAGTTCACGCTTGCTGTAATAAACATTCAGTCCCTTCTGATATCCCGTTATAAATCCGTTGTCCGCCCAACGTTTGATAGTAGTCTTGCTGCATCCGATATATTTGCAGGCATCTATCTGCGAAATCAAATCATCAGTAGAGATGTCTTCAACTCTTTTCCGCTTGGTTGCAGATATTTTTTTCTGTAATCCTGCACGGCGTTCCAGACGTTCCACACGTCTCAACAACTCCCTAAATTCTGAAGCGGTTATAGTGATCATCTCTTCTACCGGTTCAATATCATCTTCCTGTTCATGATCCGGAATTAGTTCGTCCAGCGTCAATTCTCCTTTCAAGAATCGTGCTGCGTCACGACAAGCATAATAAATACCTTCACTACGGTCTGCTTCTGCCACACCTGCTACATACTTATCGAAGACACTTCGTTCATTCAGTCTGTCACTGAGAACCGAGGCCTGTTCCAGGCTAATGAGATCACCCTTCTTACGAAGAATGGCAACCGCCTTATTTATTTCCTGATTCTTTCTCATGATCTTTTGTTTTTAGATTTATTGTTTTCGTTATATGCGATGGCTTCCAGTTGTTTTTTGAATGCTTTTAACTCAGACGGATACATCTCAGACACATTCTTTCGTGAGGCACTTTTGCTGCGGGCAAAGACATTCAGCTTAGCGATATTCATTTGAAATTCTTCCTGTGTATCATTTGTGTATCCCTTATTTAGAAAGGAAATCTGAAAAGACAAACAGAAAATAGCCTTTACCAACTTCTTCGCTTCCTCACGTGCTTTTTCAGCCTGATCCTCGTTGAGTGATGCTAATAATCTGCGAGCTTCATCGAAAGAAAGCTCTTTGCTGCTCTGCGTTCTCCCGTCCGTAAAAGAAGAAATGCAGTCGTGACGAGCATCATCGTCCATACCAATTCGATGAAAAGTAGCGTGCAAAGCCTTCATCTGTTGCGGACTGATTGCTTTATCTTTTGTTGTTCTCATAACTCTAACTTTTATTATCGTTGATATTTATCTCCCCAGTATTTTTCAGCTTCTTCCGACCATACGTCAATCTGCATTTTCGGTCCGTTGAACCGCCCCTTGCTGAAAGCCCTGTATCCTTCTACGTAAACTTTCTGGGAAGCATCGTACATCACGCTACGGGCACTACGCCCGGAAGGAAGCTTTCCATCCGCATGGCTTACGAAAATAATCAGCTTGTCTTTATGCTTTTCCTTGAAGGTGATATACTGCTTATACGTCATCTGCGTATACTGGAAACTGTCAATCACCACAATTCCCGGAGATTTTCGTCGCAACAGTCGTTCACTCAAATCTTTCATCGGCTCATTGTCTAGAAGAAGAAACCGACGGTTCACTTCCAGCATTCCGCATCGTAACAGTGTATTTTTCATTGTCAGGCTGGCTCCCTCTTCAAGACTGTCATAAATTACCCGTTCAAACTGACACAAGTATTTGCAAAGCTGCACTACAAAAGTGGTCTTTCCATTTCCTGAGTTTCCCCAGACTATCCAGATACCTTTCCGTTCAGGCTCACCGAAAGCGTCATACCATTCATCCCGAAAAGGGAAAGTCTCAATCTTCGTAGCCAATAACTCGCTCACCGATTTGGCTCTTCCCATTATTCCGCTTCTCCTTTCCTGGCACGTGCATCCATGATACGTTTGCGGCTATGTACACAGCGTTTCACCCGTCGCAAGTCGTTCTCGCTAGCCTCTGCGTCTTTCAATACTTTCTTTATTTCCGCTTCGTCCGTCAGCCCGTTAACCTGGCAGATGGCGTGAATATCGTTTTGGGTCGTGCTTTTTACCTCGAAGAAACGACGGCCAATACGGCTGTATATTTCCTTATAGCCCTTCTTATTATAACGGAGCCCATTCTCCAGGCGACGTTTGATATAGTTGGTAGAAAGGAAAATGATTCCCGCATGACCTTCCAGACGATTATAAATGGAAATGAAGTAATTGAATACGCTATCCGTCAGTTTGTCGCCCTCGTCGAAAATAATAAGCGGATTACCCAAAAAGGCGATCATCGAAATGGCATACTCCAGCATATCCCGAAGGTTAGTCCCATCGGTAGGAGCGCCCACCTGCTTGGATATCTCACGTACGAAGTCGCTTTTCTTCATATCTTCGGAACAGAGGATATAAAAGACGTTCCGGTGCTTCTTGCGATAGTCGATAGCAGCGGTAGTTTTTCCACACCCGGCATCACCTACAATCCACGTGACGTTCTTATACATCTGCGCATCAGTCATCATAAAGGATATTTCTTTGAAGGCCACACTTTCGTGAATCTCCCAACAATCGAAACTGAATCCGATCTGCGTGGCGATGCGAATAAACATATCGTCAGAGATATTGGCATATTTACTGTTCACTATGGTAGATACAGTGGCGGCACTCACACCGTTCAGGCTTTCAGCCGCACGGTTACGGGACAGGTAGTTGTCACAGTAGGCACTCAGTGCGTCACGGATAGCATTCTTATGCTCAAGGCTTAATTCTTTCATTGTTTCGTATATTGTTTAAACAGTTATTTTTCGTCATTCTAATAGCGTTCAAGGCAGTCGATATCATCAAATGTGAGATTGGAAGTCACTTTGGTATATTCTCCGGTAGTGGAATATGCCAGTTCCGTGCCGTCATCCTCTTCTTCAATCGCCAGTTTTTCCGGCAGGGATATGGGGGATTGTAGCGTTCCGGCTTCATATTTCTCACGCACTTCCTTCATTTTCTTTTCGCTCACATTCTTCGGTTGCGGAGTGGAGAGGTTAAAGAGTTCGGCTGCGATGGATTCGTCCAGATCGAAATCTTCTGTGCTGAGTTGGATCAGCGCCATTGTCTCCTTATTTTGGTCGACAGTTCGACGCATGAAGGAAGTCTGATCAGCAGTTCGAGTCTGTGTGTCACGGTTGATGACGGTTCGCGGAGTTGCGCTTATACTGTATTTCAATCCGGAAGCGGTCGGTTCCCAAAGTTCAATACGGGTCATATCCATCGGATCATACATCACACGGAACTTGCGTCCTGTGTTACGAAGTGCCCACTGTTCATTACGAAGTCCGTCTTCGCCATAGACTTCGTACTCATATTTCTGCTTGTCAATCTCTATTTTCAGCCCGGCATTGGTGTAGGTCACCTCTTTGGCGCTTGTGAGCCAGAACATCTGAATCAGTTCAACCGGCTGCACGGGTGATGTTTCCGGATTCTCGCTCATGCGGTACATGTCAATCCGAGCGATACCGGTAGCCGGATGAGCGGCATTGTTCCATTCCTCACGGCATTGACGGTAGATTTCTTTCACTTCTTCCAGAGTAGGAAGAGCGTAAGCATTCTTTTCTATGAATTCAAGATTGGGCTTGCTGTTCATCTTTACAGCTGTCACGTTCTGCCCGGTGAAATACCATATTTTATGGAGTATCTGCTGCTGGAACCGGCCGAAGACGCTTTCTATTGTTTTGCTCTGACCGTTGTATGGCATGGTGGGTTTATGAAGGATAGCAATCTTGTCGAAGAATCCTCGCGCCGCCAGCTTATTGTGTCCACCTTGGTTATCATTTACAATTTCATAGGGACGAACACCAGCGAATTCTACTGCCTGCCGGAAAGCCCGGTACTGACTGTCAAAAGTTTCTTTCGGAGCGATATCGTAGCCAATTAGCGTCTCACTATAAGCGTCAAGAACTTCGTAAACAGAAGTGGTACACATTTTATTATCCGCATTTTTATAGTACAAGTTCAGCTTAGTACCATCAGAATACCAAAGAGCGTCACGCATCTGCGGGAGCTGTGTTTTCAATAAAGAAGAATACTTCGATTTCCACTTCTGCATTCCATATACGGCAGCAAACCAAAGTGGCATCACGGCAGGATCATACAGATAATTGCGAAGAGTGGTCATGGACTTGATTGGTTTCAGTCCACGTTCTATCGCCTGGTGATTGTACTCCTCAAATATCTGAGAGTCGTTATAAATAGGAAACTTACTACGTTTTAGTTTTAGCAACAAGCGTCCTTCCATCGGTCCGATCTTACGAGTGTTCTGGTTACCATTCTTGGCACTGATCAATACCTCATACCCATACTTCTTATAAGCATTGTACTTTTCACGCAGACGAGCAGCATTAGCGGGAAGCGTATGTTGATACAGCGAACGAAGTTTCTCACAAGTACCCATTACAGCCTCCCAAATTTCCCTGGAGTGTGAATAACCACTCTTCCTGTGCAGAGATTTCATTTCATTCTCCACACGGATCATTTCATTCATCACTTGGGCATTCAGTACATATTCTGCCTGCTTCACATCTGTCAAACTACTACCATCGGATAATGTAAATTTATCACGGTAGAATACAATAGCCTTGCTATCAGTTCTTAATGTATCACTCATGGTTTCTTCTTTGATTTGTTCTTTCAACTTTTGTTCTGCATCCGGATACTTGATGTCGTAAGCCTCTTTGATGGGACGATAAAGGGAAACGTAGTCAATAAGAGCACAAGAACCTTTTCCCTTTCCAGGACGAAGCACCCGAATCTTCCCTTCACGCACTTTCTTCTTATAGTTCGGTTCACTCAGGATTCCTCCCTGAGTCACCAGCTCAGCGAAAGTCACGCACCGTATATTACCAAACATTTCCATAATAAAACATTTTTAATTTGCGCAAGCATCCGGCACCGACCCGAATCCGTAAGCCACTCGTGAAAGTTCTTATCTTGCATGTGAGAAAAACACTATTCCTATTCATCCCGAACCGAAATAGTTTTGCTACCTTTGTAGCTATCAAAACCAATAAATTATATAATCATGAATATCACTGTCGATAAAAAAGATGCCGTTTTAGCTGCCGCTATTGATGCTGAACGTTACCCTGCTTGTCATATGAGATACGATGCTCCTAAACCATTTGATATACCATACCCGGAAACGATGCATGTTCTTAGAGAGCTTGCCCAAATGGGATATATATCCAAACCGGAACCTTATGGGGAAGAAGTGCATTTCAAAGCTAACTCAGGACTTAATTCTTTCTTCGAACGGGGTGGGTTTCGTGCTCAGGAACTTTTCCTTGAAGCTAATCTTACAAAGATATGCCACGAAGCGGACAAGCTTGCGTCGGAACTCCCACCATCTTTCACTGAACGAATAAAACCAATCCTTGAACTCGCCAATTCGGCTGCTACTATCATACAAGGGATAAACACCGTTCTCGGTAAATAAGTATCGGCAGTAGACAGAATAAAAAGCTTTCTTGTCCGAAATATGAACACGTTCATATCTCACCAATTTAGATTCTTCTATCAGCCAGCGAAGTTTATACAGCCGATACAATATACGGAGGGCGCGAAACATCACTCAGCCCTCCTTTCTTCCTCCAAAGCCCGTCCCAACAACATCACCACCGCCAATACCACCAGCATTCCTGCCGTACAAGCTTCTTTAAAAGTTATACCTATACCATCGGCTAAACTGACAGCCATTGCTATAGCTATAACAGCGGCTACATTCTGAATCCATCTAATTGCTTTCATATCATTGCTTATTAAAATTATTACTCAAAATATCTATCCCTATTCATCCCGAACCGGGATAGTTTCGCTACATTTGTAGCTACCAAACTTAAAATTAATTTTATCATGAATCACTTTATGAGAATCACCTTCCCATCAACTGACGACAACACTATTTCAAGTGTGAGATCAGAGTTTGCGCATCGTCTAAGGAAAATGAACCTGAGATACAAAAGTGACATCTATTATCCTGAGTCTTCATGGTCAACCCCTGCATTTGGAGTTCCTGAGGAACTGACATTCTTAATCGGTGCGCCAAAAGATAAGCAAGTAAACTACTTGGAGATAGAAAAGACTCTTCACAAATTAGCGGACGAGATGAAAGTACTTTTTCCGCATATCGGTAAGATACATACTGAATTTCAACCCCTTCTTCTTCCGAGGTAGATTCTGCGCAATTAACTTTCTCAAGTGTGTCCTGACACTTTTCAATAATACCGGCAGCAGAAATCATGCTGCTGGTATTATTATCTACTATCATTGATCTTTCAAAGGATGTTAATGTGATTTTCATAACTGAAATAATTAAATGGTTTATACTCCTTCAAAAAGTTATTGTTTCCTTGTATGGATTCTCCACCTTCTTTTTGATAGTGGTCACTTCATATTGCTCCGCTCCATGATTCAAGGCGTAAGCACGCAATATTCGAGCGGTAGGACTCTTAGTTTCAAAGCGCATTGCACTTTGCACTGTTCTTTCAGTCACTTTGAACACTTTGGCAATCTCTCTTTGGAGTTCCAAACTGATTTCAATCACTTCTTTTTTTTCTTCCATACTAACATTATTATTAATTGTTATTTCCTATCTTTGAAGCGTCTCCCATTGGAAGACTTTGCAAATGTATACTAAATATAATTAGCAGCAAAAGAAATTACTAAATATTTTTAGCAA